ACTGAGATCATTAGGGCTGGACGGTTGCTCCAACGGGCGTACCGGGCTGGCGAGGGTGATTTGACGGCCGGGGTGCGTTTGATGGCTCGGAGAAATCCGGAGTCGAAGACGTGGGACAGGATGGAGCGTCTGGTGGATGCGGGGGCGCATGCCGGTGGGCAGGCTGCTAGTGCGGTGGACGTGGGTATTGCTGGGCGCAGCCGCCGAGATTTCTTTGTGGGGCAGAGGACGATGCAGAAGCCGGGTGTGCGTGTGGTGTGGTCGCCGCTGTCGCCGGAGTTCTCCCCGCTTGCTGCTGTCCGGCATGCCAACACTTTCGCCGAGGAGGCGATGCGGTTGGGTACCGGCCTGTATGCCATGAAGGCGTGGGGTGATACGGTGGACGATGCGATGTATACGATCCACAAGTTGCATTTCGATTACGGCAAGTTGTCGGAGTATGAACGCAAGGGGATGCGGCGCGCGTTCCCGTTTTACACTTGGACTCGCAACAACTTGCCTTTGCAGTTGGAGTTCATGGCGAAGCATCCCGCCAAGTACAACCGGCTGTTCTCGTTGAAGCGTGAGATGGAGCGCAACACTCCGGAGGAGGGCACGGTTCCTCACTATTTCTTGGAGCCGTTCGGGGTGCGGTTGCCGTTCCAGATCATGGGTGCGCAAATCTATTCGGTTCCTGACACCCCGTTCCAAGACTTGCTGCGGTATGATCCGTCGTTCGGGGGGATCGGCAGCACCATTGAACAGTTGGTGTCACAGACGACACCGATTACCAAGGTCCCTATTGAGTATTGGGCAGGGAAGCAGGTGTTCGCGGGGATTCCGTTTACGGAAAGGTATCAGCAGGTTCCGGCGATAATGGAAAGGGTGCCCGGGTTGATGCACGCTCTGGAGCAGATCGGTTGGGCGAAACGTAATCAGCAGGGCGAATGGAAGATGCAGGATAATCGGATTTATCTGATCGGGAATCTGATGCCGTACATCGGGGTGTTGCAGCGGGCGATTCCGGGGTTGTGCCGGGTAGGGAGAAGCGGAAGCAGGAGCGGTACATTTCTGCGCTGATTTCTACGTTGGCTGGTTTGAGTATGCGAATGAATACCAAGTATGAGCAGCAGAGCGAACGGGTGCGGCACGAGATCGAACGATACCTTGACCAGAGGGATCGTGGCGACATTGAGTGGCGGACCCGGTGACGGGACACAGGGGCTTATGAGTATGAAGTACATTTCTCGCTACCAGTGGGGGGCGACTCCGCCCCCCGGTGGGAAGCGTTTCGACCGGATCAGGCATCACCGAGTGAAGGGTGTGGTCATACACCACTCTGGTGTAGAGAACGGTCCCAAGGGCACGGGGGCTGTGAAAGCATTTGAGCGCCACCATCTCGCCAAGGGTTGGGACGGGATCGCATACAACTGGCTTGTGGATGAAACGGGGACGGTCTTTGAGGGTAGAGGATGGGAAGCACGCGGTGGAGCAACCAAGGGGTGGAACTCCAAGTCGATGTCCATCTGCTATACGGGGTGGGGGTACCAGCAGCCTCATGCGAATGTTCTTGAGTCGATCCAGACGGTAGTCGGGGAGGCTGAGAAGTGGTTTGGTCGTGGCTTGTGGGTGGAAACGCATCGCCGTAAGGGTTCCACAACATGTCCGGGTGACTGGTTGGGGAACTGGGTTGAGGGCGGCATGGCTGCGACGAAGGAACCTTCGATGGTTGATTGGGATGCGATCATCCGGTATTTCAGGGACCTGTGGGTGCAGGTGGATGAGGCTCCCATCAAGCGGGGGGCGCGTGGGTTGCCGGTCAGGCTGGTGCAGTCCCGGTTGAATGATCGTGGGTTTGATGCCGGTGTGGTGGATGGGATCTTTGGCCGTCGCACCAAGGCGGCGGTCAAGCAGTTTCAGGAATCGCAGGGGTTTCTGAAAGTCAACGGGGTAGTGGACGGTAACACGTTCGGTGCCTTGTTCTTACAGTAAGGAACAAACAATGCCAAAGGGTGAGGGTTACGGGACGTTTGAGGAAACGTTCGGTTCTCAGGACGATCAGCCGTACAACTCCACATCGTCATTCAACATGTGGGATATGTCGCAGAAGGCTAAGAAGGCTGCCGCATATTTGCGTAGCACCAATCTGGGGAATGCCGCTTTTGGTGGCCGTCCCTTCGGGAAGTAGGGGTCATGCACAGGGATGGTTCAACACCGAAGAAGGTGCAGGCCGGTCAGGTTCTGGTCACCGGCACCAAGCGGGGCAGCGGGATCGGTCATGTCGGTTCACCGTCGAAGAGCGGTGCCCGTAGCGCGCTGCGTGATTGAGGTGGCGGCAAAGAAGCCGCGTCGGCCGAGGTACTGACGATGCCATTGAAGCGTGGTAGAAGTCAGAACGCTATTTCCAAGAACATCGGCACACTGATAGGTGAGGGTTACCCCCGCGATCAGGCTGCCGCCATTGCCTACGACTATTCTAAACTGTCTAACAAGGGGAAGAAGAAGTGAACAACATGTTGGAGCGGGCTGCGTGGACTTTCGCGCAGGCTTTCTTAGCGGTGTTCGTTATCAGTGATTTGGCTTCGGCCAAGACGGCTGTGGTCGCAGCAGTTGCTGCGGCCTTGAGTGTCGTGAAGACGTACGCTCAGGAGAAGGTGGTCGGGTAGTATGGAAGACCCAGAGGTTGCATGGGCACAGTTCAGCACGGAACACGCATACGTGGAGGAAGAGATCTACGCTGAACTTCAGGAGACAGCCCATTTGTTCGACACGGACGACGGGATCCACGCCAAGTGGTCACCGGATGGCCTGCTGGGGATGCTGCTGGTGTTCGACGCCGAGGAGGCGGAACACTTGTTGGCAGCGTTTTACGCTGGCATGGATGGTGTGAACGATGCGCAGCAGGCGTTTGCCGTGTGGGTGGGGTCACTCATGGGGATGCTCCGTCAATGCATGGAAGGTTCGGAGTCCTAACCCTTCTCTGAGCCATTGCACCACACCGGGGGATTCTAACAGGTCCGCCATCAACTGTCTCCTGATGTAGTCGCGTCTGCGCGCTAGCGACGTTTTGGGGATGCCTAGTACGCTCCCGGCTACCCGTAACGATAGTTGTTCAATGAAGAGGGCGTTGATTATCCATCTATCTTCGTCGCCTAGTTTGTCTATCGCTGCACCTACGGCTTCTTTCAGCGCCATTGTTTCCAGCAGGGATGGCGTGGATGCTTTCTGGTGGGGGGCCAACTGCATCAACGCTTCGGTTTCTGTCAGGGGCCGATGCCTTGTTAGTGGCCTTTCCCGTTCGTCGTCGTTGATCCGTATGAACCAGTTGGTTGGGTCGGTAGGGAACTCTTTGCGCTGCGCCACGCATCAGAGTATACCCTGCTGAGGTAGCGATGGGAGATTCTCCGGGTTGTCTTCGTCCAGATGCAACGCGCTGATGGGGATGTTGTAACAATCGATGGTTGGTGACCATCCGTTGGATGGGTCTTCCCACACCCCGGCCTGCATGAACGTGGCTTGTTGGAGGAAGTCTTTCTTCGGTATGGCTCCCAGATACCATGCTTCGGTGCAGTCTTTGAGTACTCGCATGAAGGCGTAGTAGTCGCAGTTCTGGTTGGTTCCTATGGATGCCACGGAGCATTCGTAGTGCGGGCGTGGTGGTGAGGTGACACATTTGCTTTTGACATCGACGGTGCAGCCGTCTGGCATTTCCACATCCCAGTCGTATGTGTTGTTCTGGTTGGCTCCGGTGATCTCAGCGAAGACCAGTTCTCCCACGAACCCGTAGATGTTGCCGTCGCCTTCGCGGATGGAGTTGTTCAACCGACCCATTTCGTCAGCCATCCGTCCAGCGTCCTGTTTCATGCGGTGCGTGACAGCGTGGTAGATCACCGTTCTAGGCGGTCCACCTTGGATGCGTTGATGCGCACTACCTGTCCGTCGTCGTCCCACGCCACCTCGTTCAACGCGTCCAACGTCAGTTTGACGTAGTTGTCCAAGTCTCCCCGTAGAGTCTTGGCGTCGTGTGGTGATGAGGTGACGTGCAGGATGGTGGCGTCGGGTGAGTAGATGACGGACACTTCGATTGAGCCAGATATTTTTTCACCCACTTGGTCTTTCCATGCCTGAGCAACGTGGTCTTCTTCTTGCAGGGTGCTGGCTGGGGTGAAGACCTTGCCGCCTTTGGTGTGCCGGGGGCGGGCCTTTACTTTGGGTCGTCGTTCTATGACGACGGTGTATGAGTCGGTCACTGATGCACGTCCTTGTATGCGTTGTCTAGTAGTTGGTTGAGTTGTTCTGTGCAGTCTTGGCGGTTGGCGAACTTGCGTCCCCATTCGATGTCGGCTTCGCGTAGTTCCAGTAGCGTAGACGTTCGGCTGTATCCTTGGCGTGTCATTGCGCACGCTAGTTTCCAGAGTGCTACGGATCGGTCCCCTGTTGGTTTGTGCGGTGAGGGTTCAGGACCCAGCCGCCGTATGAAGGCCGCTAAGCCCTCCAGACGCCCCGAAGAGGGGGTTACCCCGTGTGTGGCCCTGAGAGGGCGCTGTGGGGGCTGCCAGAGGGCGCTGACGGCCTCCCATGCCTGTGTGGTGGGTCGGGTTGCGTGTGCTTGTGTCGTGAACTCTGCAAGAGGCATGGGTTCACCGTCTGCGGCAAGCACTTCGTTGTACCCGCCGGGGTTCCTCAGGTACGGGTACGGGAGCCGAACGCCGTTCCCCCATCCACGTTGTGAAAGTTCAACCTGTTTAGGATTTACTTCGGTGGTGGGTGCATCAACCAGATCACACACCGCTATCAACCCGTGCCGCACATCGACAGCAGGCTGCGCCCCCTCAAAGAACACCCACAGATGAAACCCCTTAGAACGTGAACGTTCCACCCACGCTGCTACACCCAGTTGACGCAGCACTTCCTGCGTGTTGCGGGCGTGAACATGGGACTCATCGAACCCGGTGTCCCAGTCCACGCACCCCCAGTACACCCAGAAGTCGTTGTCTGACAGGAACAGTGGGTACACGCCGATGGATGGCCCCCGGTACAGGTGGTCATCGCACGTCGTGATGAAGTCCTTGTCGTCGGCAGGTAGGAACCCGCCAGACTCGGACTGCCACGGACGGAAGCCACCCTCGGCTGGGTCGTCTATCGCAAC